TCTAAGGTTGCGGCTAAAGGTGCTAAAGTTACTTCAGATATAACAGAAGCTGGAGTCAAAACTGCTACTAAAATTGATGAAGCATCTAAGGTTGCCGCTAAAGGTGCTAAAGTTACTTCGGATATAGCAGAAGCTGGTACTAAAACTGCTACTAAAATTGATGAAGCATCTAAGGTTGCCGCAAAGGCAGAAGATGTAGTTAAAGTAGCCGATGATTTAAAGAAAGGTGTACCTTCTACTAATGTGGGTAAACTAACAACATCGATTGATGGTCTTACTGAAGCCACAGGAAAACAAACATCTTGGCTCAGTAAAGTTACTTCTAAAATGGATGAAACTGCAAAAGCGGTTCTCAATATGGGTAACAAGGTTGATGATGTTGCAAAAATTGCAACGGCTACTTCAAAAGCTGTGGCTGTATCTAATGTTGCTGGAATGACAAGTGCCATTCCAGGAGGTCCTAAAGATCCACCTGGAACAATGCGTAATAAATCAGGGCAATTAATAGATGCTAAAACAAAACGATATGTTAGTGATCCTAACAAACCCACACTTAATAAACCAACAACACCAGGTGCTCCAGATGCACCCACAAAAACACAATCAGCAGTCCAAAAAGGAACTAAAGTAGCTTCCGATTTACTTGCTAAAGGAGCTAAACCAATATCTGATACTGTTAAAACTACAATGACCGTTGTGAAAACTGGTGGAAAACTCGCAACACGTATTGGAAAGGTTCTCGCTCCCTTAGACATTGTTAATAAAATGGGACAAGGACAAGGCTTCTGGGAATCAATGGGGAATATGGGAATGGAAATTGTTAATTTAATTGCAGGTGCTGGAGAAGGTGTTGTTGAAGGAGTACAATCATTAGCTGGAGGATACTTAGGTGAAGGAGGATTTAGCGAAAAATCTGCCGCAGAAATTGCGTTTCAAGATGCAGACCTTTTAGGAAATAAAGAGAAATGGCAAACTTCTTATCTAGAAATGGGAATTAATAAAGGTGCAGAACTATGGACTGGTCAAGAAATAGCTAATAAGAAAACGTGGACAGAAGATCAAGAAAAAATGGTAGAAGCCGCAGAAGACCTTGGAGCCGTTGATGTTGGATTTGGACAAGGTGAGATAGAAAGTTTAGAGAAACTTACATTATTGGATCCCGATAGTCTACAAGCACTTCTAGATTATGAAGTGTGGGATGATGAAGATATGGGTATCATTATGGAATTATTAGCCGCGAAAAAAGCTGGTAAATCTGTAACGTATGATGATGGTGGACTTTTCGGAGCCGAATCAATTAAATATGGTGGTGGAGTACAACCAGCTAAGTGGAAACCGGTAGAAGGTGCAACTATGATCCATGGAACTGTAGGCACAAGCACAAACAGAGAGTTTAAAGGCACTGGTGTAGATGCGGTTGCACAGACAGACATATTGAGGGCGGCTCAAGCCGAAGGAGAACGAGTGGCTGGAGTAACGGCACATAGTGAACCTCTAACTGCTAAAACATTTGATGAAATGACTCCTACGGCAACCTTACAAGATGCTACAAATGCCGCGATGTTAAAACCAGGATCTATATTCGTACACGATACTCATCTAGAAAAGCTATTAGGACCAGCATTAGGAGCATCTCCAGAGATGCCTCCTGCAGGAATGTTAGAGAATTTGTTGGTGACCAGAGGAATGGAAAACCAAGCAAATGCGGAAGCCAGTCAGGCGGGTGCAACGCAAATGATTAATGCACCAACAACTATAGATAACACTTCAACACAAGTTATTAACCAAGCATCCTCCGCACACGCACCGGGCGTACCAGCGGGCTCAGGACAAATGGGAATTGGATCAAGAGGATAAAATGACAGAAGAAACACAAGTAACCCAGGTTACAGAAGAAACTCATAATGATAATATTGGGACCGCTGATTTTAGTTTTAATCAATTGGTTAAAGCGTTTCAGCAAGGGTCCACACATTCTCTAATAAGAGAAGTTGCGGCAACAGTTCCAATGAAATATTCTACGGGTTCAATTGTCAATATTCGTAAACAATCTGCGAATAATTCATTTGAAACCGTACAAGCAAATCTAACAGTAAACACAGCCACATCAAATCCTATTCAATCAGGACTTTCGATTGAAGCAATAACAGACCTTCAAAATCAATACGGTTTAGATGGATATGAAATTGCTGGAAATCTCTTGAGAGGAATTACCGATGCGGCAGAAAACACAGCATTTATGTCCTGGTTGGACACAAATTCATTATCAACTACGGCATTAACTTTAAGTAATGCTAGTTCAGCGGAACCATCTTTATTTGAAATTACTCAACGTGTTCAAGAACTCGTTATAAAGATGAATACTCCCGATTTCAGAACCTTCGAGGCTTGGGTAATTCTTCCTTATAAGAATGCGGCGAGTATATCCGCTCTTAGCCATTATGCTCGTGGTGAAGAAGAAACTGGTAAGAAGTTAGTTTTGAATAAGATGGGACAAACAAGATATTACGTTAACCCAGATACTACCGCCTCTACAGCATTTGTAGGACTGAAATCATCTGATAAAAATTCAATGGGAGCATCTTCAGTTATAATGGGAACGTTTGCTCAAGAACTTGTAAGGGCAACTCACGTAGAGTCTTTTCAAGCTAAAATTGGTATCGTAAATCGTTATGCTACAGCGGTGAATCCGCTATCTGATACAGGTGCTGAAATGTTAATGAAATTTGCCATATCATAATATGCCTAAATTACATCAAACCGCAGAAGAAATATTGCAGGAGGTTCCTGCATTTACTCCGAAGTCGGAGAAAGTAGTGCCACTTATTATCAAAGCCATCGATAGGGTGGATGATAGTATGTCCATCACGGATTTTGCACTAGCCGTAACGAAAATTGTCAAAGATGAGTATGGTTCTCATCTCTATGATGATTTCAAAAAAATTGTGAAGATAAAACTAAAGAAAGGATAATGAAACGGGCAGGTTTACTCTAAGCAGGATAAACTAGGTCTTCTTCTTCTATTAAAGGTTCGATTTTCTGCATTTCTCCACAATGTGGACAAATCATTACATATGGCTTGTAATCCGTTACAGAGGCATAACTCCACCAGTTTTTACATTCACCACAATTAAAATGGTATAATAATTCTGTAGAATAACTGATCATATTAATCCCATAAATCTTCGTCCCAATGTTTTTTGAAGTGCCCTTTTTGTTTTTTTACTGTTTGTTTCTTTTTCTTTCCTGAGGACTCCAACTCTCTTCCCCATATTCTACCTCTACCCTTTCTTTGTAGAATAGTCCCCATTTGTCTAATTTCTATTATGCTACTCATAAAAATCTCTATTTAAAGTGGAGCGAGTGACAGGAATCGAACCCGCGTCATTAGGTTGGAAGCCTAAGGTAATACCATTATACGACACTCGCATTGGAGCTGGTGATGGGACTTGAACCCGCAACCTGAGGCTTACAAAGCCACTGCTCTGCCAATTGAGCTACACCAGCTTGGTAGGGAAGACAGGACTTGAACCTGCGGCATCTACGTCCCAAACGTAGTGTTCTACCAGACTGAACTACTTCCCTAATTGGTGGGGAGAGATGGAGTCGAACCATCACAGTCATAGACGGCTGATTTACAGTCAGTTGGGCTCGCCACTTGCTCAGTCTCCCCATTATGTAACCATTATACTATAAGTGTTTTTCATTGTCAAGTTTATATTGTACTTAATACTAACCAAGCATAGCCTCCAACGAATAATAGAATGAATGTCCATATTAATAGTATTTTAAACATAAGCCCCCTTTTACTGGCGGTCCCAACGGGATTCGAACCCGTGTTGCCGGCGTGACAGGCCGGTGTCCTAGGCCGACTAGACGATGGGACCAAAACTGTCTCTAGTAGGAAAAAGGGAACTTCACACTTGCTCCAAGCCTCCGGGCGACCCCTTCTGTTCTTGCTCTTGTGTATCTCGTTCCCTTTTGTTAGAGGTAGCTACTCCTCCCTATGGGCTTAAAAAGCTGAACTCGTTTGAACAGCACAAATCCACTCCTCGTTTGTTTTCTTTAAAGTTTTCCTTTCACACCTTTAACAAAATATTGCATAGTATCTAATTCCGGTCTTTTAATAACACCGGCAGGAACTTTAGTACCATCACGTTTTGTAACACCTAAACTAAATGGATAAAAATCATCCAAATCATCATCTAACCAAGAAGTCTTAACTGTTTCAACGTGATTGACAACTTTGCCAGGAACATTCGCTCCCCACGGTGACAGAGCAACGCAATTTTGCTTGAGTCCCAAATTAAGTCTGCGATTTGGTTTCCAAGTACCATCAGCAACTTCATTTACAAGTCTCTGATACAGTCCAGACCAATGAAACATCATCCCTGTAATATATCTGTCAGGACCATTGCTTCCCATAGGAGCATCGTTACCCATACTCCACACTTCTGAACCATCACGTTCCCACACTTGTTGAGCAAGCGTTACTACACTCGGTGAATCGGTTGTAGTAAAAAGAACATCGTTTCCAGCATCAAGAAGTGCTTTAGCGGCATCCATATCTTTCGGTGGATTAAACCAAGAATTAATCCATATAACTTGAACTTCTACATCTGGATTTACGCTTTGGGCTCCTATAGTCAGAGCATTAATATTACGAACAATTTCAGGTATTGGATGTGAACCAACTACACCAATTTTATTCTTTTTGGTCATCATACCCGCGGCAATACCACTCAAATAACGGGCTTGATAACTCATACAACCATAATTATCAAAGTTGGTATCATTACCTTTATAACCGGTGGCGTGCATAAAAATTGTATCGGGATGCTTCTTCGCCGCTTTTGCCATTCCATCCATATATCCGAATGAAGTTGCAAATACAATATCGTTCTTTCTTGCGAGTTTACTCAACAATTTCGCCGCTTCAGCTTCTGGAGCCATTTCTATTCCAGTAACTGAATGACCGTATTTTGTCAATGATTGGAAACCTTGTTCGTGTCTCATCGACCAACCACCATCATTTTTGGGTCCTACTAAAAGATACCCAACTTTAACATTTTCTCTACTAATTAACGTGATACTGGTAACTGCTAGGATTACTAGTCCTAACGTTAACGCTATCAATTTTTTCATTTCTATTCTCTATAAGAAGATTAATTAATTTTGGTGGAGGAACTTCCCATACCCACCAAGTATTTACGCATCAGGTGCCATAAACCTCCTTATATTTAAATGTGAATGAAATTTCCCTCTACGATTGTTCTACTGTAGCCTCAAGCGTATTAGGATCAAATTTTATTGTAAAAGATACTTCAATCGGCTTTATTGATCCATCAGCATTCAAAATAGGTAACTTGCCAGCGGCAGCCGCAACTAGTGCATCTTTTGCAGTCTCGAAAGGATGTTCTGGATCTTCCTTAATTATTTGATCAAGTTCTTCCTTTGCTTCTTGTGGAAGAATATTGTCAATCATCTCTTCCACGTGATGTTGTGCCAAATCGGTGGCTTTGTCTACAACCAATCCAGAAATGACATTAAATAATAGTGTTGGTAACATTTATTTCTCCATAACATTAGTTAAAATAACAAAGGCTCCTTTCGGAGCCTCTGTACCTGAGATGTCTCCGATGGATTATGCTTCAGCCAATTTACTGAAGTAACTCATAGTATCATCAACTGTTCCGGGATCAGGATCACCGTCAAAAGGCGGTTCATCGTGATCTACTTCAGCCAACGCTGGTGTTGGAGCTGAAACAGATTCAGCCGTGAAAGATGAAGTATCAGTCGGAGCACCTATTACTCTGGCAAACTTCTTCTTCAATTCATCGTATGACTTGAATTTATCTTCGGCAATCTCAGCCTTAAGGGAGTAGAGTCCTTTGTATAATGTTTCCATTTCATCTTCAGACTCCAACCACTGGGAGGGAGATTCAAAGCTAGATTTGTCATACTTCACAAAGCCATCTGCTTTACGAGCCTTCAGTTTGAAGTTGGCTCCAGTAAACAAATTAAACACGTTTACAGGTTCTTCGTCCTCAAATTGAGGTTCACCAGCGGCCTGGATCATATCAAAAATCGACTTTCCATACTTGAAGAGGAAAACTTTCCCTTCATTTTCTGGATGGGCCGGATCTGAAACAACATAGATATTGGAGATATACTGAAGCCTACGCTTCCTATCTCGTGCAATCTGTTTGTTGCTATCTATACCTGAATTCCATAACTCCGAATTGGCTTCAGAAACTGGGTCCTGTTGACCAATTGTAGTCAGAGAATTCTCAATATACCAACCACCTTTACCTTTGAAACCGTGTGTGTACATTTTCACAAACGGAAAGTCTTCACCTTCGGGAGCATCAAGAAAACGAATAATAGCATATCCGTTGCTCGACTTGTCCCGTTCCAGCTTCCAGTATCGGTCGTCTACGTATGACTGTTTCACACCACCACCGGCGGCATTCAACTTGTCCATCATTGATTCTACGTCCTTTTTTGATTTAGAACGCTTTTTTAGAGCGGCAAAACTCATAATATTCTCCTATTGATTTGTTACTGATTTAAGGTGTGACCACATTCGCACGTAGCCAATTACCTGATTTATAGTGTTTAGCCAGACTACGCTGGTGCAACCTGTTCAGCCGGATCAACGGGATCTGGAACAACTTTTAAGTTTGCTCTTTGTTCTCGATTTCCGACTTTTTCTTCCGGGGGTCTCTTTGAATTTGGGACTCCCGAAACGGGCTCAGGTGCATCATCACCCTCCATAACGGATTTAATTGCTTGAGCAAAACCAGCCCTTGCCATTTCCATCCGTTGAACTTCTTTATCAATCGCCACGAGATGTTCAATTGCAATCTTCGCCACGCTTGGTAAAGATTCCACATCATAATCAGCACCGTCAATACGAACTGTAGACTTATTCGCCTCTTTGGTCAAATAAGCTGGATCGGTTGACTCTACTGGTGGTTTTCCTGTTTTATTCTTATCAGCCATAATCTAATTTCTCCTGTGATTAATGGGTTTATGATATATTTATACGCAGTATTATACTCTATTTTTGCCCGTTTGTCAAGAGTTTTTTCACACTTCCTGCATACTTCTGTACTTCTAATTGGGCGTGGCTATCGGTTCTAAGACCAATCAATCTGTTATAAGCATCGATTGATCCAGTTTCGATAAACTCCGTATACATCGATTGAGGTAATACACTTCTAGCCTGTTCAGGACAAATGTTTTCCTCCGTGATGATTTCGTTGTATTTAGTCTGAACACCATATGTGGCATCAGCAATATATCCTTGCATATCTCCAGAAAACTCGTGAATCTCATCACTAGATCCTTGTTTTACATTATCTGCCCTAAGTCTCCATTCGTGAGGAACAAAGAATTCTGGAGTAGTATCAACATAACGCCTTGAAATTTCGTTTCTCGTGAAACCTATTTGATGTTTGTACCATTGTCTAGCAACAAAGATCGGCATCTTGATTCTAAATTGGGCTACTTGCAACTGATCTAAATTGTGCCACGTTGGAAAAGGTTTCATTAGAACTTGTGTCCACCAATTGTTTGATGGATCGCTTAACATATCAGTCCAATCATCCTCAAAATGAGGATCAGATTTTGGATCGAAAGCATCTTGAAATGCTTTTACAGAAACTCCATTCCTTATCACCATACTATCGGTAACAATTGAATGCTTCAGAAAAGCATAAAGAGATCCTCGTTCATAGAATCGGACCTCCTTTTCATTATAATCAATAACTACTCTAACAAATTGTTCATCCGCTGAAGCCTGGACCCATTCAATAAATCGAGGAATATCCATTTTTCTTTCAATCAAATACTGCGAATGAGAAAATGGTGTCCAATGATTATGTTTAGCCAGATATCTTATCAGCTTGACATCCGCATCCGTCATTTCAGTAGATTCTTTACCCATAGAAACACGGGCAGAATTTACTACCTGTAAATCTGACGGTTCTACTGGAAGTTTTTCGACTGAACTAATTAAATCGCCTAAAGGATCTATCTTAGATGTAGTGATCTTCATTTAATAAAGTGGGCTCATTCCCAATCATTTTAATAAGCATATCAAAATCAGCTTTGGCTTCTTCCGTAGAATTATACAAAAAGGAAGTCTCAACCAAAACTCCTTGTAATCTAAACTCAACTTGTATTTCCAGATAGCCTCGATAACTCACGCTTTCTAGATTCTGTTTGGTTAAATCTATATGGGTTTTGTGGGTATCATTCAGGTGCATCATTCCGATTTTTCATAATAAAATTTGCATCGTAGGGATTTTTATCTGTGGGCTGATGTGGTTCTGGATATACCATTATTGCCCTTTCAGAAACCATCCATTCTAAATCTTGAAGTATTCTATAATCTACTCTACACTCTTCGCCAGAATTATATTCAAAATTAACTGCTTCTCCAGAGTCAAATACAATTCTAATATAATATTGATTGTGCCATTTGAAGTGCCGAATCTTTGTTTGGGTCAAATCAATGTTGGTTCGTTTGCTATCATTGAGGCGTAAATTACGCATCAAAAACCTCCTTCATAATCTTAACATATTTATCACTACTCAAATTCAAAAATTCTGAGTATCTGTCATATCTATATTGCTCGGCAGGAAAAACGTAAGAATCTTTTATTTTCTTGGCGATTCTTTTACTGAATCCTAGAATCTTATCCATAATAAGATAAGTCTCCACTTCAATCATCCTCTGCTGAACAAACCGAAAAATAAGAGGATGTTCGTCTTCTTCTACTTCAAACAACCTATCAAATCCTAATCCTCTTGCGATTAGAAATTCGTTTATCTCTTTCAGGTCTTCCTCAAATATATATGTTAACGATTGTACCCTTTTCTGCCAGTGTACATAGACATCTTCCGCTTCTTTCGAGTGCAGATCACCTATCCATTGTACTTCTGATCCGTGATGGGCAAAATTCGCTACATAATACTGAAGTAGGTCTCCTCTGTTTCGTTTTCCTAATGTTTCAAAGAAATACTTATCTTTCCGTTTATCATACGTTATGGGGTTAGTGTTAGCTAACTTACCATTGTATTTAAAATAATTATAATCTCTATCTCGACTGAAATGTTGCCATACAGCCAGATATAGTTTATACGCTTCAAATCCTGTCATCAAAGTGGTAGTGTACTACCTTCATTATCATCTTTTTTAATTACATTATTCCGCTCTGCTTCCTCTGTTACTTTTTCTAGAAATGCAGGCGATATTAATTTTGCTACTTGTTTTGCTTCCAACTGGTGCTCTACCATATATTCCGTCATTGCATCGATATATGTAACTCCAGTCTGGATTCTCTCTTCCATTAATTGTTGAAATGCTTGTTGCTTATTCACCTTTTTCATTTTATCATCACTCCTGTGAAAATGAGAATGCTATCCCTCACCCCATTTTGCGGCTTTTTATATAGATGCCGAGATAAGTTCGTAAGCGGTTGACTAATCCCGCCGCATCAGTTTATGGTCAGTAGTCATCTGAACCGCCCTGAATTGCAACATTCTCAATTCAGGCAAATAAACATATAGTATAGCACAAAACTATCTATCTGTCAAGTAATTCCTTACAAATAAGTTCTCTGTCCTCAAACGAATAATCGGAATACCATCCCTTAATCTCTGCTAATGTTCTTTTACAAGTCAAACAGGCGGTACCCTTATCGTTCATACGACAATGTACAGTATTCTTTCCAACACAAGGATCTTGAGCCACGCATTGGGAGATAAATTTATTTTTTGAAGTTCCTTCTTCTCTTTTCCAAGGCATTGCTATTGTCCTCCACGTATGTCCCTCAGCCTATCTTCGGCTGCCTTTGCTTCTGCATATCCTTTTCTTTGCTCCCTTTGTTTAAGGGATTCCATCTCTCTCGGTTTATTAACCGGCCAGTTTGTACAGTAAGGATGTTCTGGCACAATCCTGTGTTCCATTTCGATATGCTTTGCTCTTGATTGGTCCAATTCAAGTTGAGTCCTACATCCGAAACCGGGAGGATTTATTTTCTTATCTTCGGTCATCTTTTCCTATAAACAGTAGAATATTCCATCGTATCCTTGTGAATCATAATCAACACACCAGTTACGTGGTTTTCCAAAAATTACGGTAGCTCCAATTGCAATATGAAGAGATTTCTCCCATAGCCACGCTTCGGTGAGCCATGGCAGAAACCAGATAATTGCTTCTAACATAGTCTACTATTTATCTATTGGATAGTTTCCTTTTCTCGGCTTTTTGAATAAAGGAGTTAAATACTATTTCTAAATCTCTTTTTGCTTTCAATTGTTTCCGGCTTTTCATATGTCTCCTATGGTGACAGAAGTGCAACTAAAAAGAGCCAGCCTATCCAGCCGACTCCGATTAACAATACAAGCGTTAAAATCTCTTCAATCCAGGCTATCATTTCCCTCCTCCAATTGTCTCATATGTTTATAAAGATATGTTAAATCCCTTTCCAATTCTGCTACACGGGTTCGGAGATTTATCACCTGATTTTCTAGTTGGTCTATTCGACTAGTATTTGGTTTAAACGGACTCATAATGCACCATTAAATATATTATTATCAAGCCAAATCCAGTGCTCCTCTGGAAGATTTATCCACCGCATAAACTCTATGAGTCGGCAGTGGATATAGAAAACACAACTTTCCCAGACTGTCATTATCCGATCCCAGTCCATCGTACATTTTCGTGAGACCAGGATTCGGTCAGAACGTTTCCTCGTGCAAAGTTACGTGCCGGGGCATTCCATCCAGCGGCTTTCAACAGATCACCCTCACGGAATTTTTTATCTCCCGCTTTAACAACAAATCCACAGACTGAACTTGATCCACGTTTGTCGGAAATTATTTTCCAATATTTACGTTTTTCTTCTACGACTAATCCATCGCAGTAATCTTTTTCCATTTTTTCTCGAATATCAATGGCTTCACAGAAGTCATCACAATTTTGGTGAACTTCACGTCCGATCATTGACCAGCGGTGATAATCAGCTTTCATTGCATCCAGTACTTTTTCAATTGCCTCTCTCATATTTCCTCCTAATAGAGTTTGGTATACATTCCCGTGTGAGTCTCAAACAACTCAACCAGGGAATCATTATAAACGTTCTTATATTCTTTAAGGGATTTTCTCTCACCAAGCTTGGTGAGTTTGGCGAAAGCCACATCATAAAGATCCAAGCTATTCAAAGTAACTTCCATCCAGTTATGATTGGTCTTGTTTCGACCGATCTTCATTCGGATTCCGTTCTCAATGTCAATGAAATTCTTGGCGCCGGTCATAACGGCGAATTTGTTTCCGCCCAATTGGCGGTAAATTTCGTTAGCTATACTCATTATTCCCACTCCGTTAAGTGTGGAATTGCTTCAATTTCATCTGAAAACAGATTCAATTGACCGGAAGTATTCACAGACACCCACTCACCAGTGTGGTCTTTGAAAGTTTTTCTTCCCCACTTACACAAATGGGCTAAACCCAAAGCAACGTCTTCAACGCTGATTTCGTGGTCAAGATATTCGCTTTTTGCTATTCCCATAAGTTTCCTCCTTTTTGGGGTTTCAGCATCGAGGGGTCATCCCTCATCGTTTAATTATATTATCTCAAATCCACGTAACAATGTCAAGTCTTTTTTTACCTTTTTTTGAATTATTTTTTCGGTCGGTGTCCATCCGTGATTACGGCATCCACGAGGGTTTATTTTGGAAAGTGTCTTGTTTGACATTAAAACTTGTGGAACAACCACAAGTGGAGGTAGCTTTTGGGTTCTCAAATCTGGGACCAGGTGCAGATAAATCATTACTCCAGTCTATGACAAGACCATCGGTGAGTAAATGACTTTTCTTATCTACGACTATACCGACTCCTTCCGAGTCAAATGTCAAATCCCTTCTTTCACTGGCTACATTATCAAATGTGAGTTTATATTCAAAACCGGCACAGCCGCCCCCAGTAACGGTTACTCGGAGAGAAGCATCCTCTATTTCTTCTTCTTCTAATAATCGTTTAAAATTCTTTCGGGCTCTTTCGGTTAATGAAATCATACATATATTTATGCTACATCCGCCATCATTTGTCCAAAACGAACTTTTTCTGCTTGTTCGTTTTCGTTAAATTGGATTTGATCCGAAAATCCAGCTTCATATTCTGCATAAAACGGATTGTCTCCGTCTGGTACTTTTTTAGGATTCTTAGCCGCTTCAGCGGCTTTCCATCCAGCTACATAAAATTCAGATTTTGTACCTAGATATTCTTGTAGATTTTGTTTTGTGATTTCCATTTTAATTGTTCTTAGTGCAGTTATAATTTGAACCAATTGCTGGAGAACCGAACGCTTGCTCTATTCGATCCCCGACCATAACAACTTCTTCTCTTCCGCCATAGGCTTCAGCTTCATCTCCTTCAGCCTCCTCAAAAAGTATCATTGTGATAAGACTATAAACAGCCATATCCATTAGTGTGTCTTTAATAGACTCTTCTTTGAATTTGAATTCGCCCTTCTTAATAAAATTGCTAATTCTGGAATATTTGTCACCCATTCTGATAACAGATCCCTGCCAAGCAGGAACTCCAGATAATTCCGATAGTCTAAAGTTAGCAAATATATCCTCATCTGCACCATAATCGTGTTGCTTCTTATCGTGCAATTTGGCAATTGTTTTCAATAAATCGTGAAATCTCCGACTTTGTTTATTCATAATATATCCTTTTTTGGGTTATTTGGGATGATCGGTTATTTTGACTATAGAACCGGTATATCCATCTGGAGTTTTATAGGTAAGGATTGTGGTCACAGTATATGACTTAATTCCCTTTGGTGTTGAATAAGAGTGGGTACTAGATTTATCCACTCTTTGAAATGAATAACTATTTATCATTATCGAATATTATACAGTAATGGAGGGTAATGTCAAGTCTTTATTTTCTTGGTTATATAAATAGTTCTGTTGATTGGGGCGATAAAGTCCTTTTGAGACTGGATGTCAATATGTATATAAATAATATAAGTTTAGTTAACCATCTCAAGAGGTAACCTGATGGACGTAAAAGAAGTCATTGAATTAGTACAAAATTTAGGAGCACCCGTAGTATATAGTTTATTGGCACTATGGTTTATTAAGTTCCAATTTGTAAAAGCCGAGGATGCGGCTCAAAGAGGAAGAGAAGAACGCCAAAGAATCATTGATGATTTTACAGCCCGTGATGCGGAAAACGATAAACGGGCTTTTGAATTAGCCGAAAAGAGTAATGATGCCATCAATCGTATGGCATCTTCTCTAGAAGCAAACACTAAATCAATGGACGCTTTAGTAGCTATAGTTACTCAACAAAACCAAAAGTAAATAGAATGCTACCATATTGTGAAGGATGTTTTTACAGAAAATTTGGAAGAACAGTTCTTTGGTGGTCTCTGCCATTTATATTAGGTATTGCGATTGGGTATATTATTGTATTAATAACACTTTAAGACAGAGAAAAACATATGTTAGATCAAATTTCAGGGTGGATTAAACAAGTCACCAACATAGGATTAGGGCTTATTGCTCTTGGTGTTGTGCTTCAAATCCTCTTCGGAGCCGTTGTTCCATTCTTAGGTTTGGATGTAATGGGTTCAGTCGTGGCACTTGTAAAGAGCCTCGGATCAGAAGGACTTGTTGGTTTAGTTGCAATTTGGGTACTTTGGGGTATATACTCTAAATAACACTCCCATTGATTATGGGTTTTATAATTTTTTAACTACTAGGAGAATGAAATGATAAATGTTTTAGCCCCGATTATTTCGGGTACTGTGAAAACATTGTGTATGAGTATGCTTTCAGAAAAGCTACTTCAGCAGGTTATCCTTATCCTTTTAAGGCGTTTGGTAGAATCCACAGAGAATAAGGTGGACGACAAAATACTAAAGGCTTATGAGGATAGTCTAGCCAAATCTTGATATGGCTAGTGAGGTAATTCGCATATCTAAAAACTTCTCTTTAGCAGAAATGGTAAAGAGTGCTACAGCGGAGAGATTGGGCGTGGATAACTCGCCCGGTCTGCTCCATCTCGTAAATCTGACCCATCTTGCAATACATATTTTGCAACCAGTCAGAGATGAGTTTGGAGTTATTACAATTAATTCTGGTTATAGGAGTCCTGCTCTTAATGCAAAAGTAGGAGGCTCTAAAACTAGTCAACATTGTAATGGTCAGGCTGCGGATTTCGAGTCTTTCTCGACACCGAATCCAGATTTAGCAAAATGGATTTCAAAGAATTTAGATTTTGATCAACTCATTTTAGAATTCTATGATGGAGTCAACCCGAATAGTGGTTGGATACATTGTAGCTATAATTTGATGGGTAATCGTAAGAAAATTCTTACTGCTCTTAAAACCGGTGGTAAGGTAGTCTATAAAACTGGTCTCGTAAACAAATAAAAATGTGTAATAACGAAATTTGTGAATCTGAAGATTGTACGTGTGATCCGTGCGAATGTAGTGAGGAAAATCCCTGCGTTTGCTGTGATGACCATCATATAGAAGCCTACTAGGCAGTTAAAAAGATTATCAAAAGAAAAAGGCTCCAAAAGGAGCCTTTCTCATTTCCAGTCTAAGACGAAACGATCTTAATGGTTTTCGGCTTATCTTCTTCGGGGATGACAATGTCCATATTAATAGTCAATACACCATCCTCTAATTTAGCATCCTTAATTTGGATGTTATCACCTATTGTGAATTGACTCAAGAAACTGCGGTTCGCAATTCCTTTATGAACAAAGGACTGGTCAGAATCATTCTCAGGTTCGGCTTTTTCGCCAGTAACCTTTAGAATGTTCTTCTCTAGTTCGACTTTGATTTCCGACTCTTTCCAGCCAGCTAAAGCAAACTCCAATACATACTTATCATCCGATTTGATGATATTATGTGGTGGATACTTTGCAGGTGGTTGTCTATCAAATTGCTGTAAAGCGTGGAAGATGTTATCCAGTCCGAATGACTGATGTAACCATGGAGTGAAAAACTCCTGTGCGGTAGATAATTGCCTAGTCATAATTTCTCCTTATAAATTAAGCAAGATTAAAATTGAGTCCTCACTATGAGAGACTCCTCTAATTTCGATGACCCTAAAGGCATCAACGAAAAACGTGGGGGCTTTTTTGATGATAAGGTAAGCCCCGTGGGAAATCCTCAGTCTTGCCTATGCGGCAAGAGCAACTCCGCGGTTAGCGGAAATGTAATCAGCATTGTTTGCAGTTACGTTTATTTATACAAAGTTTTACAACTTTTGCATCCTAGGTTGAGCGATTATAAGATTCAATTACCCAATCGAGTTCTATTTCGCCCCCATCAATAAGATTCTACACGTTCTTTCTCTAATTGTTTGAGCAATCGCAAGGGATGTCTCCCTTTGATATTGCCCATCCATCGAATCTGAGTACACAATGTACATTTTGGATTTCGTTTCCTCCATCCTGCTCGTCCACGTTTACCGACTCGTTTCTTCTTCATAGTAAAATCTTCTTGGTGGAGGCGGAGGGAATCGCACCCTCGTCTTGAATATCTCCACTTATAACTTTACGCCGTTATTCTTTCTTCATTTATCACCATTCACGAAAGCCATTATTACTCTCGCTTCCTTTATAGCATTTTCCGGTGAAGGGAATGTAGGATATTCATCCTCAGGAATCTCTTTTCCTTCTGTTTCCCTTGCTACATCTATACGTTCTTTCTTCGCCCAATATTGCTCTTTCAATCGTTCAAGGGCGGTATTGTACATATCGAAACGTAATTCATATGGTGTTGCCATAATCTTCTCCTTTGTGTGTGTTATGTGTGTCGGGTTACCAATGCCCGGTTAAGCTAATTACTTAACATTACTATATATACGATTTTGTTGGTTTAAGATCATACTTTTTTCAATTCTAGATTCGATTATAATGTCTTCTCTTTTTATTCGCTCCCTTGGAAATTCGGTGCCTTCTATACCACCTATAAAAAATACTAGTGTTAGGCGCGGATCTCCTTCAGTATAATAACTATTAGCCGCGTGGAATTCATTAGCATCATACATTATCATTCGATTAAAAACGTTCTGAAATCGGATTTTCTCGATAAAATTCTCTCTATGAATAGCCCACCCTTCGCCTCTTGCTTGCTCTTCCGTTCTTCCCATCGGACTTTGAGTCGCAAAATTGTATTGGAAGTTGGGTTTCAATGCAAATAATGATGTACCAGAGTCCTCGTCTATGTCTTTATTGAGATATATAAGCCCGGCAATGTCATCATCATTAGCAGTGGAGCCCACACCATTATCCTGGTGTATCCATCCCTTATTAATATCATCATTCTTATTCTCAGAGTATCTAGGAATCTCGTGAAAGTTCATATTGGAGAGTTTCCAGGAAATATTAGTATAGTCTAGATCATAGTAGCAAGACAATATTTTCCTTATTATTGCATTGTGGAGAACCTGATCTATTTCCCAAAAATGTTTGGTCCTCTTTCCAGGCTGATTTCCTACTACCTCCTTAGGTAATGTCTTACTATACTCTACAAGAGACTCCGGATTATCAAAGAAATTGTCAACGACCACAGGAAAAAACTTGTCAGGAGATTTCCATTTCGATTTTGTTGCTATATTTTCACCAGATCCACTCATATCTTTTTTCTTGACATTTTCCCCTCACCGTGATAGTAGGAATTCTCTATCGATAAGGAGTTACTGATACCGTCATTCTTGTCTTATTTCCAAGTGGACGGTGCATCTCACGTAAAGTAAAAGTTTCTCCGTGGAGTTCATATGTTACTCTATACCACTTAACGTGTTCGTTTTTGGATACCCACTCCACTTTGTCACATATAGTTTCTAATCCACCATTGGTATGGATTTCTCTACAATCTCCATATCGTTTAACTTTGGTGGTTCGATAAACCGGCTCAATATCCACAACATTAGCATAAGTTACATAATGTACCTTACTTCCAGAAACGTGTGCTGATCCTGCAAGAACCGTGCTAGCCATTGTGGTAGCTAGAATACCCAACAATATTTTTTTCATAATATTACTCCTTTCAATTAACAATACAGTATGTATTATACGATAATTAAAGGATATTGTCAAGTTAAAATTTAGAAATAAATCGTGCGATTGGTTGAACGAAAGGAAGGAGAGCCACAGCCATCAATGCGTTTACGCCTGTATGAATTAAGGCGATTTGTTTAGTTATTCCGGTCGGCATTCCGTCCGATACCATTATGCCGGCAATCCAAATTGTGCCTGTCGTTCCGATATTCGCACCCAAAACAGCGGCAATCGCAGACGGAAGTGGTAATGCGCCTGAAGCAACGAGTCCGATGATTGCAGTTGTAGAAAGTGAGGAAGATTGCCAAAGGAGGGTACATATTATTCCTCCAAGAAACATATAGTAAGGGTTTCCTAAAAAATATGTGAGATGTTCTAAATTTCCTAAGGACTTCATTCCTCCTGAAAACATTTTCAAGCCAACATAAAATATTACTAAACCCGCTATCGTTTGAACATAAGGATTATTTATCATCGGTCATAATCAGTATTAATGTCTTGTTCAGGATCATCAAATCCCAGTGGATAAGGAAAAAACAGTTTACTCTCGCACCAGGCCGCGTTCTTCCATTCTTCTCTGGTTTCCACGTACTGGAGACTTTTGACCACTTCATATGTCAATTTGTAATATTTAATACATTTATGACATATGAAATACTCTAAAGCTATTTGTCTAAGAGAGGTTATTCTTTTATATCCCTGCTGGCAATACTCGCAAGGATAACTCATATTAGTATTGGTTAAGTCTGCAAATCCATTATCATATCTTTCAATCATATATTACCTCTAATATAGACCCATCAGTCCAATAAACCAATGAGTCCAAATTGTGAACCACGCTATAAACAAGCATAGAGTCTCTTTTTCGGCTCTATTCATAATTCGTCTAAACTAAATTCTTCATCTTTACTACTATCGATGGCGGCTACGTAATTTACTGACTCAATCTCCTGCGGAGCCGACTTTACGTTGGAGGAGTCTAGGTAATTATCTACCCATTGACACGGGTTATAATTTCCATTAGTTAACCCAATTTTCTTTGGGTCTAATCCGATATTCGTCATTCTGATTGCGAATATATAGTCCATATAATCTTGAAGGATGTGAGCATTCATACCAATAAGAGGTGATCCTTTTGAGAATAGATACTCTATCCATACTTTCTCTTCCTCATATGCGGTTGCAAACATCTCATAAGTTTCTGGTTCAAGTTCTTTCGCTAATTCTACGAAACCTTCTTCTACATCATTATTCAACATATTGATTATTTTCTGAAACACATCAAGGTGAATCATTTCATCCCGTGCTATCAGTTTAAATATGTTGGAACTTCCCTGCATTAGCTTAACAGGCTGTTCAGAGAATGACCAGTTGGCTACAAATGTTGCAAAGAATCGAATTCCCTCAAACATATTGATTACCAAAGCCGCCTTGTATATGGCAGTCTTTATTTCTTTTTCAGTTATTTCAAATAGAGGTTTCTTACCGTGTATGAAGGCTGTTTGGTTAGCTTCGTTTTTCTCAAATATTTCATTAGAATAATCGAAATTAGCCAGAATAGTTTTTGCTCTTGCTTGGATATGTTCATCGTTTATAATTGATTCGATGAAATCATCTATGTTGTTATAGATGGCACGAACCATTTCCGTGTATGATTCTGAATGGAGTAGTTCGTTATTCTGGTGATTTGTGATATACAATTCCCATTCGGGATTATTGGATATACCACCGTTATTGAATAATTGGAGTGGGGCTCTTCCCGCACAAGAATCTAGCGTTATTGCAAACTTGAGCCCAGCTTCGTAAATATGGCGCCCTGCTTCGTCAAGTCCATCGTAGTCCGTTTTCTCTTTGGACAAGTCTATTTCATTCTTGCTCCAATTTCCAATCGCCCTTAGTTCTTCTGCAAAGTCGAGAATCCAAGGATATTTAGGATCGTGATATGTCTGTATATTTCGGTGATCTGCATTGGGTCCAAGAAACAGCCTAGTCCTCTTAGAGTTAACTGTTTCGCCTAATGAGAATATTTTGCTCATATGGCACAAGCTCCATCTTCACAAGCCATTTCAGTATTTATTGGGATATCGTTCATTTCTATTTCATCTCCTAAGGTTATTTTATTTGTGGTAATAGTTTCGCTAATATTTTCCCTATCTTTAGAACGAATATAATACAAACTTTTCAATCCGTATTTGTATGCTGTGAGGATATCCCTCTTAACTCGATTAGAATCCAATACTTTCCCGTTTATTTTAGTGAGGTCATACCATTGATTAACACTCATCCCTTGATCAATGAATTTCTGCAAGATAGCCATCAACTTGATATACTCTGAAGAAGTGTTATCTGGCATATCCCACGCTTTCATATAATACGATTCTTTCTCGTGGTCTGGTACTAGACTTTTTACTGTATATACTGCGGATTCAAATGTATCGTTTACTGATTGTATTGGATCGATTCCTTGTGTGGAATTCGATACTAAACTAGAGGAAGCGGTTGGTGGAATTGCTGATAAAGTCGTATTTCGCATTCCGTGTTCTGCTATCTCTTTTCTTAAATGCTCCCAATCACATAGCAATTTCATATCAGTAATTTGATCTACATTCTTATTATACGTATCGATAGGTAGCTTACCTTCCGAATACTTACTCAAATGAAACGCTTCGCAAGGACCTCGTTCTTTTGCTAGTTTCATCGAGGCGTTGATTAGTCCATACTGAAATCTTTCTGCCCATTTGTGTGCTAATTCTGTAGCTTTAATAGTGCCGAGACGGGCTTCATTCTTTGCTAGAAAATGAGCAAAATCCGAGATGCCGATCCCCAAGAATCGATATGCTCTTGTGGGATATTCAGCCGCGTCCAATGGATATTCTTGTATGTCGATTAGATTGTCCAAGAATCGAACCATCAAATTCGTAAGAGCATCCATTCTAGTAATGTTCGCCAGCTTACCAAAATTTACACAACCCAGGATACAGAGAGAAATCATACCATTATTTGGATCATAATCGTGTATGTTTTCTTTGTCTGTTCTTTTCAATCCCTCAAAACCCATCGGTTTAGTGGGTAAGAATATCTCTGAACATAGATTGGTCTGAGTAACTGGCTCTACAAACATCCCCTGTCTATTGATATTATCAACAAAGTGGATATAAATACGACCAGTTCCTACTCGTTCCTTAACTAGTTTATTGAAAAGTTCTACTGCTGGTACGGTCTTTTTTCTAATATTGCGCCTATTCTCATATTGCAAGTACGCTTTCTCGAACTTTTTACTGTCGCCATAATGCTCGAACAATTCAGGTACATCTTCGGAACTAAACAAAGTAAAGTCCTCTTTCTTCATCAACCTATCAATAAAGATATCAGGAACACCAATTGAATAATCAATGAATCTGGCTCTTGTAGTATTAGAACCTTGATTGTTCTTATACTCAAGAACATCCATAATCTCCCAATTAAAAATCGGATAATTAACTACAGTAGCACCAGTCCTCAAGGAATTCTGGGTAAACTGTTTTGATACCGATTCGATTGCTTTTAGAATGGGTAATGCACCCGTGTGCTTGACTGTCCCCTGCTTAACTGGTGCCAATACACCACGGACAAGTCCCATATCAATTCCAATGCCGGCCCTCTGGCTAGTCATTAGTGATGTTGCATATTCAGTCGCAAGAATAGATTCGGCAGTATCGCCCATCTTGATCTTGCAACAAGAACTAAACATTTTTAGCTTAGTACGTACTCCCGAAATAATCGGTGTAGGTAGACTAATCTCATCATTCTTTAATGCCGAATAAAAATCTAGAACCAGTTGCTGACGGTTCTGCTCTTCGTCTGCAAAGATAACCATAGGAATGATCATAAACGTTTCCTGTGGCATCTCTAGAAGTTTGTCTTTTCTCTTACTGTCCCTTATTAGATACTTACTACATAATTGAACAACGGAAGCATATCCGCGATTCATATCGTTACTATAGTCTAAAAAAGTTCCTAAATTTGTGATTTCATCTTCTGTATATTTCTTCAGTATATCTGGTGAGTATAGTTTACGGTCTACTCTGCTCTTAATATACTCTAAAAAATTTGTAGGATGTATGTCCTGATAGACTTCCTTTCTCATATCGGTCATCAACAAACGACCAGCAAAAATGTCGTAATCAGGCTCTTCTACAGAAATCTTTTCCGCGGCACTTTTGATAAGCGTTTGTTGTATGTCAGCGGAGGATATCTTGTTTGTTATTTTTATGTGGGCATTAATTGCTGTTTCTGATATCGATACGTTCAGTCCATCCGAACAATACTCCAACATTTTGTGAATCTTATCATAATTTAACGGCTCAGTGGTTCCATCTCTTTTTCTTACTACTTTCTCTTTATCTTCGGTCATTTCTCATAGTTCCTTCAACTCAATTGTTCTTGTATTCTTAATAATTTGAATAAAACTATTTATGTATTTTGATTTCTTCGTTGTTCCATAGGTTCACAAATATAATTTAATTTGCTAACTTGATGAAAATCATATCCCATTTTTTGGGTTAACATACTAGTAATATACGTAAAATTTTTCTTCCATATTTCAATATACATCCTGGGTCTATCTTTCAAGATAGTTTGCATTGCACCTTCCAGAACATACTCTTCCCAACCCTCTACATCTATCTTAATGAAATCAATCTTTGGAAACTTATAGCTATCCAGAGTTCGTGTTTCAACCATCTGTGGATATGAATCACTCTTCCACTTAGTTTCACTTAATGTAGACATACCCGAATTGATGTCTTTTGTTGTCATAACTGCGGTGTGCTTCTTATCTGATAATGCTATCTCGTGTAAGGTAACATTTTCTAGTCCTTCGCAATTCTTCTTATGACAGTCTATATGTTTTCTGAGAGGTTCAAAAGCAATAACCTCTTCAAAATCATTAGCAAGTCGGCTAGTCCAGATACCTACGTGTGCTCCTATATCTAGTGCCAGCTTACCCTTAGGTGCTATTTTATTATATTCTCTTACTTCAAAATTCTTACCCCAAAATTTAGCCGTATCTTCGTCTGGAACGAAAATTCCTTTTTGTTCTCTCATTTTGATTTATTGGAAAGGTGGTCCTAAGAACCACGTTACTAGTGAATATCTAGTTCCTTTTGTTACAGGCAAAACTCTATGCTCCATATCAGAAGGAAACACAATTACTGTTCCTTGTTTATTATACTCTGGTGTAATGATCTCACATTGCTCTTTAGCATATGTAGCAAATTGAAAATCTCCACCCTCATAATCATCATTCAGGAGAATAGTCATCGATAATTTTCTAACTCTACCTCCTATAATGGAATTATTTCCTTTATATTTTGAAGGGTGATCTCCCCTTCCGTCCCTGTGCCAATTAAAATAATCTCCCGGTTGATAACGGGTTATTTGTATATCTTCTGCGGCTTCAATAGCATATCTCCATCCAGCACATTCATTAGCCGTCTTCATAAAGGTAAATACATAATCCATTAACCACTGGTCTTTAACCCACGCTACGCTACTATTTCTAATATCAGGCTGGAGGGATTTTGTTTCTGCATCCATCCACTTGCCCTCACCCGCCATTCGGATTTTATCACAAGTTTTCTGATCAATAGCTTGAATAAAATAATACCATCGATTGATATTATACACGATTACCCTTCTTGTCAGTATTCGTCAGGACAAGCCCATAATTATTATCGCCTTTAGGAATCGGCTGTAACCCTTTCTTGAATTTCAGCTTGTTCTTCTTAAATGGACCATAATCGCAATAGTGGTGCCATCTCCTATATTTCCATACGATTCTGCATACATCTGGGTGCATATCCACCAGCATTTGACTCTTCTTAATCGTACCTTCAGCATTCCATCCAGTCTCTTGGAATTCTTCATTATCTGTAGCTTGTACGTGGTAGAATTCTTCCGTATTACCACCCTTTACAGTCTGATTCGCACATTTACCTTGAAGGAAATGATTGAATTGAATTGTACAATCTCCGTCTTTGAGTATTCTTAGTGATAGGTCTGTATCTTCATTATATCGACCTCTCCATCGATGTCTTCCAGAATTCTTGATCAAATTACAAGAGTATACTCGTGTATTTTTGACATATGGAGGATATTTCTGATTGGGTGCTATAAAGAATCGATACTGTGGTCCAGCCATCTGCACATTCTCATATCTATCGCAAAAATCTTCGCAAGACCGAAACAAAGCTCCGTTCTCTACTCTGTATCTGAAATTTTCGTGGAGTCTATAGAAGTCGGCAATGTTATCATCCATCACCCAATGCCACTCTGCTCCTAGAACATCTTTTGAGTGATCCCAACACCAATTTCTAGCACGACCCGGACCGTCACCATGGTTAGAAAAAGGGAGTAAAAGAAGTTTAGCATACGGCCGAAGTTTAAATTTATCAAGGGCTTTTTCATAAGGCTCTTCGTCCTGGGGTTCAATTGAAATATAGTGGTGAATCTTCATCCGAGATAAACTCTTAGAAGTAATCATACTGTCAGCCCGTCCTTTGGATGCTATATACAAAGGATATTTGGGGTAATGTTTATTTACATCCATTCGCTTAATGAAGTTGCCTGGGAAGGCTTATAAACCTTTTTCCAGTATTTAGTGTTTTTACGTTTACCATCTTTTTCGTAAATTTTAATCCCTTCTGGGAACTTATGTTGTATATAGGCGAGGGCACCATAATGCTCGTCCGTCTGAAAATGATCCTTCGGTTGAACCTTGTGCATATCCGTCCATATAACTCTTGTACTCTGCATATCTTTTTTCAGCGATCCATTCGCATACATCCATTCTGTAGACTGCCGAGTATTGATTCCTCTTGATAGACATTCATAGATAAACAGGACATCTTCTGCTACTCTGATAGCGGTAATATCCATATCATCCAGGTGCTGATTCAGCATTCTTCCATCAATAAAAATCATTCCAAAAACACCTTTAGTATCTACATATTCTTTGTCGGCTGGTGGAGCTTCTCCTGTGGATAAGCCCACAATTCCGATATCTTCTTCGTCTAGCCAGTCGCTAAACTTATCAAATGCAAGTAATATTTCTGCAGGAGTTGCTTCTCTCCTGCTGGTATTCATATTAGATTTGTCTGTCCAATACTTAGAGTTTCTCCTCAGTATAGTTAGGTCATCATCAGATACACAATATTTGGTTGGACCAGCGTGTTCGTGAATAAAATGTCTCGTTCTAGCCAGCTGGTACCAATCTCCTACGATATCTTCTGGGAGTTCTAGATATTCACAATCATAGTTATAGAGGTGGCGTTCACCAGGCTCTACGACCATAACTACTTTTTCTTGTAATGTTTTGGGAAGACTCTCAAATGTTATTTGATTGTCGGCTCTTCGTATTGTAGGAATATAGATACGGTCAATCATTCTCTTCCTCCATCCAGCGGAGGAGTGAATTAGCCGTTATATCTAGTTGGGGATGCCAAGCGGTCTTGGTCTTTTCCGTGAGTCTTTGTCCGATCTTCTTTTGAAAGTCCTCGAAATCCTCTTTGTTTCTGAAGGTCATAATAACTCGACAATATGGCTCGTTCGGTTCTTGTGTGAAAGAAGGCATATTCTTCCAGTGTTTTCTCCACTCTTCGATATCCGCTTCTTCATTTATACCGTCTTCACCATCCTCCATAAAAGCACCAAGGGAAGTCGGAAGACTTTCGTCCTTGACTTCCCCTAGGTAATTGTCATATTCTGCTGACTCTTCTACTTCTACTTTTAGCTTTTTTTCACTCATAATTAAATACCTTTTTCAATTAATTTTCACCATTATACATTAAACTAAAGTCTTTGTCAAGTCTTTTTTTGGCAGATCATATAGGATTTGAACCCATACTTTTGGTTTTGGAGACCAACGTGCTACCATTAACACTAATGATCTGTATGGAGGTGGTGAACGGGTTGTTTTTATCTAAGGCGGTCACATCCCCTGACCGCTTACTTGGTTTATCACCACCTTGCCTCTGGAGTGACTGGTCGGATTCGAACCGACGTAAATGGTTTTGCAGACCACTACCTAAGCCACTCGGTCACAGTCACATTAATTGTGAATAATACTTTCCTTTGTCCCAGATTGCTTTTTCGTGTGCCCTTCGGACAATAAGTCCTTTGTTGTGTCTTCCACCAGCACATACAAATCCTTTTCTGGGATCAAATGCTTGTATTTTAAACTCTTCGATATCTCCGGCATTTAACGCCTTTAAGGCTGCCGAAGTTCTAAAAGCATATGGTCCTATGTTATACACCAGGGAAACTAAAGCATTCCTCTGGTGCTGATTAAGTTTAATTTTAACGTGTTGGTCAACGACTTTGTTACTAAGCCTAAGTTCGTGTATCATAATCTGTTCGGCTTCTTCCACAGTATGTTTCTTAAAGTGTTTAGCCCGTGTACCATATCCTTTTGCTATATAACCGTAATCTTTATAGCTGACCAATTTTGCTTTTCCATTCGCTAGTGGATGATTCTCAATGCTCTTAATAAAAGCAGTTAGATTCTCATCGGGTCGCCAATGCTCCCCCGAATTTATAGGTTTATAAGTTAGAATAGCTTTATTTTCCGCTACGGTATTTTTGCTTTTTAGTTCTTCTCTAGCTTTGACCAGTTTCGGTTTATTATCTGGTTCAGGACATACAGTCCCTGCCCAGACAAGTACCGATACGACCAGAAAGACCGTAGGTAATAAAAGTGGAATAAAAGTTATTTTGTGTATCATAAATTCTTCCTAGTAAAAAATCATATATCACCCGAATATTGAGATAAAACAATCCACGGTATTCGTAACAATAGACAGATGTTTTTTCACTTGGTTCTTTTTATCGTGTTTCCATATTCCTCTAGAATGTATATTATATATTCGAGAAGATGCCGTGAACATCTTCCCACTTATAGTTCTGAATTATATAAAAGGGATAAACCCTACCAGGATAGGCAGAGTGCTTTTTCGTAGAATTTCATTGCAAGCTCCTTTGCGATAATTAGGTTAATCCATAACAAAAATAGACGGAAAGGGTGAATGTGAAGATATTTATAACACAATCACCCTTTATGCAGTCGCCAAAGCATCATTAATGCTTCTTTTCAAGTCTTCCAGACTGTTCTCATTAGCCTGGTAGAGAATACCAATTCCGCCTTTTTCGTTCCAGGCGGCTATATTTTTAGGCTTATCATCGATCAAAATGTTGGGAGATCCGTCTTCCTCCGTCGCATATTTGTCTTTCCGAACCACGAAAACTACGTTCTCGCTTCGATCCGGGAGGAGTCCGTGCCTTTCCAGCCAGACTCGTTTCCAATGGGAGGAATTCTTCCGATCGCCTCGTAGAGGAGTGGAACAAATTCCGTATTCTACAGAGTCCAGTCTATCCGCTATCTCTCTCACATACTCTACCAATTCGGCACTAGTAGGAAAGATAGGAAGCGTATTAAAGAAATCATCAGACGCCTCAGCAATTTCCCAAACACTTTTGTCGATATCGACTTCTTTCCAATGGGAAACTCCGTGTCTCGTTTCTATAGCTCCGAAGAAGTCAGCAATGACTCCATCCATATCTAAGTAAATTTTCATAGGACCCTTCATAATATATCTTCTATCCTCATATCTCTGTCTTCAGGAAGGTCGATCCATCGCCAATTATCCACTCTATCCAGTTCTAAAGGTCTTACACAGACTTTAGTAGAAAGGATGGAAGAATCTTTTCCGTCCAGGGAAATAACTCTCCACATATGCCCATTTTCACGGATTCGATTCTTACCGTGTCTTGAGATACCAGATAATACGACTACATCGCCTTCAAAAATGTCCATTTCTTTTATTTCGTGAAAGTTAGCGGTATTTTCAATCTCTCTCATCATAGGTATATTATCTCAGGAATGAGGGTAAATGTCAAGTGAAAAAGAGATTTATATGTAGATTATTGACATAATCTTTCCTGCGATCAGGCCGAGGAGGATAGATCCCAATATTAAATAGAGTCTCCAATGTAGTTTCAAATGCCTCATCAGGAAGCCATTTCAGAAAAAATTTGCCGAAAAAATTTACGCTCCAAATCCGAAATCCCGGTCCTCGGTCCATATACTTTTGGTGCGATCCGCCTTTCGGAGGACGGTTAATTCCAGAGCACCTTTTTGCTCATCTCCTCTTGCTCCTTAAGCATTTCCTCCTCTGCTACCGCCATTTCCTTTCTCCTTTTGTGGTCTTCTAGATAGTTCTTATGCACTTCCCGGAGCTTGTGGACATCATAGCATCGAGTTTCGTCTAAGGATACCGCTAATTTAACTCCCTCATAGGGGTCATCTATCCATTCGGACTCCCATATGGCGGAAATTTGCGGATTTTTGGGCGGTACCCACCACAGGTGGAGCATACCTATATACCCTACGTTATCTACTTCAAATGATTGTATTACGTGGGTAACCCCTAATGATTGTAGGAATGGAAACTTAGGGTCTTTATAGAATGTAGCCCGGAAATTATTCTCCATTCTCTGTCGTACTTGTAATAATTCAATCTCAGATAATACACCGGAAGCTGACCATTTTGGTGCTCCAGGTATTTTGTGGGTGAATTCCTTCTTTTTAGGGAATAGTTTTGTCATAGTATCTGTAGCTTATTCCCTTCCCGGCTTTCTATTTCATTCCATACAGATATGAATCCTAATTGGAGCCACTTCTCTTTACCATATGCTTCTACTTCGTGTGGGGAGGAATAGTATTCGTCTTCAGTCATCCAACCAATCTTTTGTCCCTTCCAGGCCATATACGCACCCTTAGGGAAGGTCAGTTCACCCATTATATACTGTTTAATATGTACCATTTCGTGTCCGACTGTCTTAAGGAGCTTAGATACCCACTCGGAATAGTTCAGTTCTCTACCCCATTCATCTCTCTCCATCCTATATGGATCAATGACAATCTTAAAGGATCGTGGTCTATGTGTGCTGGTACCCTCTTCGATCATTGCTTCCCCTTCATAATCATAGTGTTTCAGGTGCAATTTAATAGAGACTTTCTTCATTCTCCGAGGGAATAATTTCATTGCGGAATACTCTAACATACCATAGAGGGCTAACCTCACCTTGGCATCGATACATTTAGCGTGAATCATTGTCTTCATATTCCTCCTATTGTGGTGAGTTTGTACCGCCTATCCCTCCCAACTCAACGCTTCAGGGGAGGCCCAAGCACGCTTAGTACCTCCCCTGGTGTGTAAAAACTTTGCTCTCGCTCCCTTCCGGCATCGGCAGTCACCCTTGGTAGGGGGCCGGAGAGGGGGGAATAGGACATCTGGTGTCCATACCCTATTTCTAACAGTCAGCGGTAGTCACATTGGTGTCCCTGGTGGTGGTTAATCTCTCATCGTTTAAGTATATTATCTCAAATTCCGCCAGCATTGTCAAGACTTTTTTTCTTTTTTGTTTTATTTTTTCT